TGCCCGTGCTTGCGTCGCCAGCACCTTCTCCCTCCTTGCCCGTGCTTGCGTCACCAGCACCTTCTCCTTCCTTGCCCGTGCTTGCGTCGCCTGTGTCTTCTCCCTCCTTGCCCGTGCTTGCGTCACCCACACCTTCTCCCTCCTTGCCAGCGCTTGCATCACCTGTGCCTTCTCCCTCCTCGCCAGCGCTTGCGTCGCCTGCGTCACCACCCAAGAAAGACCACACGTTGCCAAACGCCATCTTCACAGACACGTGTCTGGAAAAACGAATCAGAGATTTTCCCGAAACACAAACAGTTTTTTTTCGAACATTTTCGTTTTTAATATATATATATTATATACAATTAGAAGATGGATTTGGAAGTAAAACCTGAAAAATGGATTTTATCAAATAGAATTGGATACAATAAATTTATTTATAATACATTTCATCCTTCTAAATATTCCATAAATACTCCACAATTATCTTGTGAATGTTCAAAAAATGAATGTGATATATCTTCAAAATCGCTTCAATTATTTCCACAACAAAGAATAGTCAAAGATTATATACAATTTGATAGTCCATATCGTGGTATTTTATTATATCATGAATTAGGCTCGGGTAAATCTGCAGCATCTATTGCAGCAGCTGAAGGATATATTGAAAGAAAAAAGGTATATATTTTAACACCAGCATCTTTAGCTCAAAATTATGAAAACGAATTAATAAAAATATCAAAAATAGGTCTTAATTTAAAGAAAACATGGTCATTGATCAAAACAAAAAATAAAAAAGAGGTATTTGATAAATATGCAATTTCAACAAATTTGATCAAAAATGATTTAATATGGATACCATTATACCAAAATGATATCAAAGATGCTCAAATTATTGAAGAAAAAACTTCATATAATAAATTGTCAACTCGCAATAAAACAGATGTAGACAATATTATAAGTAATATTATAAAAAATCGATATAATTTTATAAGTTACAATGGATTAACACAAAAAAACACTACTCAATATAAAAATAATGGTTTCGATGATTCATTTATAGTAATTGACGAAATTCATAATTTTATAAGTAGAGTTGTGAATGGTTCAAGATTAGCAAGAAGCTTATATAATTCAATAATGTATGCAAAAAATTGTAAAATTGTTTTATTGTCTGGTACACCGATAATCAATAATCCATATGAAATAGCTTCTTTAATTAATTTAATAAGAGGTCCTTTAATTGAATATGAACTTAGATTATTAAAAAACTCAATTGAAAAATCAAAGGATGAATTAATAGAGATATTAAAAACCAATAATCTTTATAAATATATTGATGAGATTTCATATAATCATATTGAAAAAAAAATAAAATTTAACTTTTTACCGAAAGATTATGTAAGAGATAATGATTATATTAAAAAACAATTGTGGAAAAAAGATGACAGTGAACTTGTAAAAAATATAATTAATACTTTGAATCAAATAAAATCTATGAAAATTGGTATTAAAATCGGTAATATTGAAAATCTTGCTTTACCTGTTGACGATATTAATTTTAATAAACTTTTTATAGACGAAACAGATGCTGAAAAATTAATTGTTAAAAATGAAGATTTATTTCAAAGAAGAATACTTGGTACATTGAGTTATTATAAGACATCTGGGACAGAATTATTTCCAACTGTTTTACCCAATGTTATACAATATCTCGATATGACATCTCATCAAATATCTCTATATACAGATGTCCGTGATAAAGAAAGAGCGCTTGATAATATCAATAAAAAATCGAAATATAGGAAGTCTGGTATTTTAGCTGATAAGGTTTCTGTATATAGAGCTTTTAGTAGAATGGTATGTAATTTTGCATTTCCAGAAAACATAAATAGAGAATTTCCACAAGATATTCGCAATATGATGAAAAAACAAATTGATATAGATGATGATGAAATTCGTGAAAACGATACAAAAGATTTATTAAAAAAAAGTAGATCTGTTTATGAAAATAATTTGGATAAAGCGATTACTGAAATTGAAAAAGGAGATTATTTATCTATTGAAAATTTAAGAAATTTATATAGTCCCAAATATGCAAAAATGATAGAAGATATTGAAACTTGTCCAGGTACTGCATTAATATATTCTCAATTCAGAACGGTAGAAGGTCTGGGAATTTTTTCAAAATGTCTTAATAAACGAGATTATATTCAAATAAATATTAAAAAAACGGAAGATGGGTATGTTTTTGACAATTTAGCAATATTTGATAAAAAATATGATAATAAACGATATGTTATTTTTGATAATGATAGAGTTAAAACCAATATTCTTATGAATCTTTTCAATGGTTCCTTTGATTTATTACCTGATAGTATTCTAAATAGTTTGCCAAATAGAGATCAATTATATGGTAAACTTGTAAAAATTATGATGATTACACAATCTGGTGCAGAAGGTATTTCGTTAAAAAATGTCAGAAGGGTTTTAATAATGGAATATTTCTGGAATTCTGTTAGAATAAATCAAGTAATTGGAAGAGCTGTTAGAACTTGTTCGCATGAAACTCTTCCAAAAGAAGATAGAAATGTTCAAATTTTTACATATATCATACGATTTACAAAAAAACAATTGAATAAATATTTTACACTGAGAACATTAGACAATGGTATTACAACTGACGAACATATTTTACAAATAGCTAATAAAAAAGAGAATATTATTCATAAATTTCTTGATATGTTAAAAGCAGCTTCATTTGATTGTATTATTAATTCTATACAAAATAAACCAAAGGATAACGGATATAAATGTTATAATTGGGCGATTAATGCAAATCCTTTAGCATTATCTTACACTCCTAATTTAAATGATGATAAACAAATACAAAAACATCAAAAAACCCAAGTTTTGAGAAAAAATACTGGACAAGTTGTTATCAAGAATGATAAAAAATATGTACAGTTAAATGGTAATTTATATGATTATTTTAGTTATAAAAACGCAGGTATATTATTATCAATTGATGAATTACCCAAGAAATAAAAAAGAGTACATTTCACTTTTTATTTTGGATTTTTATAAAAGTGTTTTCAAATTTTGAATTATATGTTGGAATGTACTCTTTTTTATAATACATTTACACTTTTGAAGATTTAAAATGGGGGTTTCTCTTAACATAAACATAATATCCACCATTACAATTACAATATTTACTACTTTATCTAAAAATAAATACAATAATGATATTTTGTAAAATAATGATGATGTTGATATTGTGTTATTCATATCATTTTAATTATGGAGATAGAACCTACTGTACCATTTGGAAAATATAAAGGGCAACCTAAAAATAAAAATCTTACAATTATATTAAATGAACAGCTATGAACTTATTTTTAAGAAGGAGGAATTTCTATATTATTCTCAACACAAATATTATAAATAGATAGGTAATCATTGTAATTATCATTATAAATTAGGTTTAATATTGTTTGTTTGATCTTTTGATCAATATTTAACATTGTAATATATTCGATCATATCATTCATTTGATCATCCAAATAAACCGTGTTCATTTGATTGCAAATTTCATCAATATCTGTCATATTTTAGATATATATTAAAAAATGTGTTATTGTCATTTTTTGTAAAATTTTGAACAAATTATTTATCTTTATTCTTAGTTTTTATTTTTGTTTTTAAAATAGCATATATACATGCATTCATAATATATTACAAGAATTTAAAAACATTGAAAAAGAGTACATTTCACTCATTATTTTATATTTTTATGAAACTGTTTTCAAATTTTGAATTATAAATTGGAATGTACTCTTTTTCTAATGTAAAAGTTTTATCCAATTTGAAAAGAATCTTAAACCAGATGTTTGATATTTCTCTGGATGAAATTGAACACCAATCATATTTTTATGATGTGCCATCCATATTTGTTCACCTTGTACAATGTCTTTTGACCATTCTTTTGGTATTTGTTTCACATAGTCGTGATGTAAAAAATAATATTTTGACCTAGGTACTTTTAATATAGGTGTATCAATTATTAAATATCTTGTTGTTTTTGTTTCTTTATTATTTTTGAAAGTTCCAATCGATGATTCCTTACATATTCTTTCCATGATTAATTGAAAACCATAACAAATACCAAGAATTGGTATATTGTATTTAAATATTTTATCAGGAACATCTAATCTATTTTTCTGTAAAACTCTTGATTCAGATCCACCAATTATAATACCTGATATTCTATGAGTTTTCAAAATTTCATTAATATCATTCTCATTATTTCGTGTATAGATTGGTGTGACAGTTTTAATTTTATTGAAAATTGATTGAAAAGATTGGTAAGTAATTGATTCTAATAAATGTTTATTTGGACAACACATTACTATGATTAAAATATTCATTCAATTTATCCTAAAATATTGAAATATTAAAATAATATTAAACAAAAAAATGACTTTTACTATATAAGAAGGTAATAAATATGAATGATAAACTTAAAATAAAATCTCAAAAATCATTTTCAAGATCAGATCCTTGTGATCTTTTTAATAATTTTGATTACGAAGATGATGTACAAAATATCAAAAAAAGATGTAAGACATGTCAAAAAATATTTTCATATAGTTTAAATGATTATTGTTCATTACAATGTTATAAAAACTCAAAAAAAGAAAGTGATGGTTTTTATAATATAACTTGTATGAATTGTGAAAAACAATTTAAGACAAAATGTATATTTACCGATTTTTGTTCAGATAATTGTTTTCATCAAATTCAACGAAAATAAAGTAGATATAAATGTATATCTAGATATTAATTAAACATATGTTAGAAAATGACAAACAATTATATATACAAGATTTTTTACAAAAACATAATTTACCAATGAATATCCTGGATAAAACAATAAATGATATTTTTCAGTATATATACAACAACAATACATATTATCAAAACAAAATCAGAAATTCAAAAATATATAAAAAAAGAATCTTTAAAAGTATTTGTTTAATAATGTTCAGTAAAATGCAACTATATAACCAGTTTACAGTATATTTAAATCAGAATATGAAAAAAAGAAAAATGATAAAATATATATTTGATTTATTATTGAATACAAATTTTTTTGCTAAAAAAAATCTGAAACAAATTTTAAAAATTCAAAGATTTGTTCGAAATTATATTTACAGAAAAATAACAAAATATACATCATTACCTTCAGAAAATATCACAGATCCTTTTACATTAGAAAATATTAACGAAATATCTACACAAAACTTATTTTGTATTGAAGATAATAAATCACATATTTATAAATTTGATGCAATAGAACTCGAATATTATATTTCAAATATACAAAATATCAATCCATATACAAAACAACCATTTTCAGATATCACATTGTGTCATCTTAATTTATTTATCGATTATAATAAATTGATTAGAAAAGTTAAACAAGATTTTCAATGGGATACATATATACAAGCATATACTGAAGCTTCACAAATAATGGAATCAGCCGGGTTTTATAATGATGTGAAATGGTTGGAAAAAATGTCATATGAAGATATAAAAAATACTGTTTCATTATTTCAACTTTTTTCATTAAATACAAACAAAAAGTTTTTTGGTTCAAATATTGAACAAAAATCCTATCAATTTGATTTTGCAAAAGGTATTATTGAACTCTTTCAGAATTATAATGATAATTATTTGCATTGTTGTAATTTTATGAAAGCTTTATCATCACATTCTGATGATTTTTTTGAACATTTACCAAGATGGTTATATACATATGATACATATGAATTACCAAATGATTTAGAGTTTTTAACTTTAATTTATTATTTTAGTATAGAATAATGTTGATAACTCCAATGGATCTACAAGATAAACCAATACAAAGAAAACCAAAAAATAATCTTGAAGATTTTCAGTATTCTTCAAAATTAAGATCTGCATTTATTGCATTCTTTTTATTTATGATATTCTCAAATAATGTTTCTTACAAAATTTTGGAACTTATAATGAGCACTTTTTCAAATGTCAATATAACAAATGACGGATGTCCAAATTTCCTTGGGATTTTTATTATGGCATCAATTGTCGGTGTGATAATTTTTATTTTTTAATCACATCATAACAATGTGTATAAGGACAACTTATATACATATATATGACACTATGAAATCTTATATTTCAAAAAACATTACATTTAAAACATTGAAAAAATTGATTGTTAATAACCAATATATAAAAACCAGGACAAAAAGACAAAATCTAGATTCTAGTAGTTTAGCATTTATTATCAAGAGAAAACTCGAACACGGTCAATATATACAAATGGGACACTGTATTGAAAATATATTGAGGGATTTAATTTTACAACATTCATCTGTAAAAGATATAAAAAGAAAGAACCAAAAAGGTCTCAAAGAAAAAGATCATCTATTTATTGACGAAAAAACAAAAACAATTTTTTATGCAGAATTGAAAGCAAATCCAAATCTAGATACAGAAAAATCTAAATCTACTATAGAAAAATGTCTTCATATAGAACAAGAATTGAAAAAAGAATATAAAGATTATAATATCAAATGGTGTCTACTTATATGTAGATATATTCATAGTAGACATATTCCTAATCATATAATGAAAAAATATGAAACTATTCAAAGTAATATTTTTGGTATAAACGAATATCTTAATATGTTGAAAATATCTCATTTATTCACAGAAAAAAGTTGGAATATATATGTTAATGAAATCGCTAATGAATTATGTTATTCAAGAGAAAAAAAATAATTTTTTATTTCTTTTTTATTAAATATTCTTTAATTATTTATTTACTTCTTAGCTACCTTTTTTACAGTTTTCTTTACTGGAACTTTGACTGGTTCCGGTTCAGGCTCTGGTTCAGGCTCTGGTTCAGGCTCTTCTTCGTCCTCTTCTTCCTCATCTTCTTCCTCATCTTCTTCCTCATCTTCTTCTTCATTTTTATCCTCAGATTTTCCTTGTGCATCAATATTCTGTTGACAATCTGTATCAATGATATCATCATCGTCTTCGTCTTCGTCTTCGATATTTTCTACATCTGAATCTTGGATAAAGGTCATTTTAGTAACTTGTTGAAGTTGAAATTTCGATGAAATAATCTTCCAACTGCATCCGTATTTACCTCCTGCAAACCAAATTCCAGTAAGTTGTACAATTAGTTGTGTTTTGGCACCTTTCAGTGACTTCATAATATTTTCAAATTCAACTTCGTTGTTTTCCATATCATATGAATCAAATGTAAATGTATTTGACTTATTATCATATGGAAGCTTGGCCTTGAAGGTTGGTGGATATTTACCAACTGGTTTTCCCGTATTAGGATCTTTATCAACTTTTACAATCGGAGTAAATAGCTTTGATACAAATGATTTATTACCATCAAAATCATCTTTAAACCAAGCAAGACGGTTTGCAAATGCATCTTCTACAATTTTATTTTCAATTTCTTTGAGTTTATCGTGGAAAGTTTGAATCTTGGGATTTTCATCCATTCCCCTGAACGACATTGTGAGGTCATATTTTTTGTCTTTATCAGCCGTTGATACACCGTCTTTTGCTTCATATGGCTCACCAAGTCCATATGGAAGATATAGAACAGGTGTTTGAATTGTAAGTTTTTCAGATCCATAATTTACATAAACAGTTTTGGCACCTGATGCAAGTGTTCTCATTTCAGAATAACGAAGTTTGTTAACATCAACATTTTTTGAAAGAAATACCATTGTGATTGTATATATATGTCATTTTCTTATATATGTGTCATTTTTTTCTTTTTTACAATTAAATAAAATAAAAAAATATTTTTAATATGTTTATTATTTAATAGTCATAATCTTCATCAAATTCTATATAGTCATCATATTCGTCATATTCTTCATCATAATAACTTTCATCATCTAATGTTATATATGAAGAAATAGAATCTTCTGTATTATACCCATCATAGTCTTCTTCCATATCTACAATATCATATTCGTTTTTATTTTTATTCAATTCAACAATTCTTGAATATTTTTTAGAAATATTATCATAATGATCATCTATATCATCTGTTTCTTTTTTATTAATAATTGGTTCAGTGTAATAAGATTCAGGTGGATTAAACTTATGACTATAATTATCAACAACATTGTTTTCATAAAAATGTTCATATTCGTTTACATTATTTGATTGAAAATCATTATAATTCTCAATTATCCACTTTTTTCTGATATTCTGAATATCTTCACGATTGATCGGATTACACATATTTACAGTTGTAAAACCATTGAAATATTCATATTCTGGTGTATTTTTGTCAAAATGTAATTGAATGAAATTACGAAATTGTAGCATCTGTAATATTTCTTATAATCTCATTCAAAATTATTTCATTTTTTTCTTTTTCTGCTTGTACAGAATGTTTATATTCAATATATACAGATGATGTATATTCATTTATTCTAATGAACAATGAAATCCTATTTGTTATCTTAGATTCGTAAGTTTCATATTCAACTTTTTCATCTATATCATTGACACATGGAAACATATATGTTGGAATTTTACAATATTTATATGTTAAAACTTCAATATTTTCAATACTATCGCGATCAATAATATCTTTTGTAAATAGAATTTGATTATCGTTATTTGTTTCATATTGATATTGCATTTTATTTTTCTTAAAAATAACCTGATTTGTTTTCTTCCAATTTGAATATTTATTTTTGATTTTTTCAATAATAGTTGGTTTCAAATTTATATCAACAGCAATATCATTTCTTTTGGAAATCAAATATATTTCCATTAAATTGAAATCATTTTCAATAAACTTTTCCAATTGAATCATATTACTATTTCTAATCAGTAAACTATCATTTTTTTATTTTTATAAATACATATTAGAAGTATGGAAGATATATTATTTGTTTCATCTGTTGCATTTTTTTCTTCATTTACTATGATTTATGGAAATTTGGCATCGAATGCTATTGGAAAATCTAATGCTCTTTATGTACAAAATAACCCTATTATTATGTATTTAACAATTTTTTTCTATGTCGTATTTTTAGTCACAACTATTTATAAAGAAAATATCCCCAAACAAATACCCGAAATAATCCTTTTATCATTACTCATATTTTTAATTATATCATTAATCGTTTCATCACATCCTTTAATAGCAATATCATGTGCATTTCTGATGTTAATCATATATATACATTATATACAAAAGCCAACAAAAAAATTAGCTGACTATATTTAAAAAAATGAATCATTGATATTTATAATATGAATATGACAAAATATATTCATAATCAAAATGAAATTCGAAATAAATTCAGGGATTTGCTTCAAAATAATCTAGATTTGGATGAAAATATTGTAACAGATATTGAAATCGGTGTTTTCAATTCAACAATTGATTATGCGAATTCTCTTAATATCCAATTATCATGGAATACACAACTTTTTGTAGATACTTATTTAAATAATGCCAGATCTATTTATTCAAATTTGAAATCAGATAGCTATATTGGTAACAAAAATCTTATCTATCGATTGAAATCAAATGAATTTAAACCTCATGAATTGTCATATATGTCTTGTCAACAAATGTTTCCTGAAAGATGGAAAGAAATCGTTGATAAACAAAAAGAGAAATTGAAAGCAGCTTATGAAGTTAAACAAGTTTCTATGACAGATGCTATTAAATGTGGTAAATGTAAAAATAATAAAATATCTTATTATGAACTACAAATTAGATCTGGTGATGAAAATATGACACAATTCTTCAATTGTATTGTATGTGGTCATAAGTGGAAAAGTTAAAAAAATGATATTTATTATAACTCTTTTTTATTATGTTTTCTTTGAACAAAAAACAACAAAATGCTGTTGATGCAATCGCAAATGGTAGAAATTTATTTTTGACAGGTCCTCCTGGAACAGGAAAATCATATACACTAAAAGAAATTATAACCTATCTAAAAACAAAAAATATCAACTTTAGTGTAACATCTTCAACTGGTTGTTCCGCTGTTCTCATAAATGGTCAAACCATTCATTCTTATTTCTCTCTTGGTATTGGTGATATTAATGTTGATAAAATCATAAAAAAACTTAAAATGTATCCAACAAAATATAAAGAAATATATGAATTGAAATCATTGATAATTGATGAAATAAGTATGATAGATTGTACATTATTTGAAAAAATTTCTGAAATTTTACAAAAAATCAAATCAAATCAAAAACCATTTGGAGATATACAAATTATCATTGTAGGAGATTTCTGTCAACTTTCTCCCGTAAAAGGCGATTATTGTTTTACTTCAAAATTATGGAAAGAATGTCATTTTGAAAATATTGTTCTAGATGAATATATTCGTCAAAAAGAAGATATTGATTTACAAAATATTTTAGCCGAAATAAGATTTGGTAAATGTTCCAAAAAAACATTTTATCAATTAAAAAAATTAAAACATATAGAATATAATAACATAATCCCTACAAAACTATTTTCTCTCGCATCTCATGTTGATCAAATTAATAAACACAATTTTGAAAAGTTCATACCTGTAAATTCAAATATTATACAATGTTATCCTCCTACACTTGAAGAATACTTTACTAATTCTAGTTTTTCTGAAAAAGATATTATGCAATACAATGCAATCTCAAATGATAAAAAAATAAAAACATCTGAATATGTTATTCAATTATATAAAGGTCTCCAGGTTATGGTAACAAGAAATGTTAATATTGAAAAAGGACTTATTAATGGAACAATGGGTACAATTACTTCATTATCTCCATCTTATGTACAAATAAAAGATAAAAATCAAAATATGTTTACAATATATTATCACAAAGATGTTAATGAAAACACTAAAACATATGTTAAATTTATGCCTATCAAATTAGCATATGCTGTTTCAATACATAAATCACAAGGAGCAACACTTGATGCTATAGAAGTTGATGGTGGAACATGTATTTTTGCTCCAGGGCAATTATATACTGCGCTATCACGAGCAAAAAATTTAAATTCTATCAAAATTATTGATTTGGATAAAAATTCATTTATATGTCATAAAAGTGTCAAACAATTTTATAAAGATTTAATAGATGAATAACGACATTACACACTTCTTATTTGAATTTATTTCAAATATAAAATATTGTCATATTATGACAGAAAGTTATGTTGAACACAAAGCAACAGACCATTTATATAACAAAATAAATTCATTATATGATAAATATTTAGAAACATATATTGGAAAATATGGTAGAAAAAAAGCAGAAACCAAAAAACATTTAAATCTAAATGCATATAATGGTAATTTCTATGAATATTTGGAAAATACTATTAAAAAAATTGATAGTATTTATAAAAAACAAGACAATGATTTACAATCCATATTAGACGAAATTAAAGTTGTATTAAATCAAACATTATATATTTTAAAACTTCATTAATTTTTTTTATCTTGCAATGAGTGATAATTTAGATTCTCCATTTAATTTATCTATATGAATATTATTATTTCCATATGTCCCAGCAATACCAGCGTCATCAAATGTTATTTCAAATATTGTATCAGTAACTCCTTCTACCGAAATTGTATCATTTAAAGAAATTGTATTATTATTTATCGTAAAATCTGTTAATGGAAAATATGAATAAAGTACAGTAGTTGTTATAGGTAAAACAATGTTATATCCGTTTTCATCAGTTTTATTATATGTTATATTGATTATTCCTGAGAATAGAGAAATAGAATCTTCTTCTAATGTATTTTCGGGTTGTGATATTAGAGATATATCATAGATTCTACGATATTGATTAGAACTTAAATTTCCTTCATCTACAATATGCTTAAATGGTAAATTTTGAACACTAAAGGCATCGGTTAATATGACATTATTGACATTGCTTGATAATTCATAGTTCCAAAACGCTGTATCTGATACAGAATTATTGATATATTCAATTAATTCATTTGATGTATTACTTACCTCTAGTGTCACTAGATTTGAAGTCACTTCAGAAATAAGTCCGAAAACATTACCGAAACTAGCAGTTGATCCTTCTTGTGCTATTATATAATCCATATCTACAATATCAATACCTGTTACCATCAATTTGCCAGCGACATATAAATCTCCATCGTAGATATTATTGACTACATATTTATTAGATGTTCCTTGATACATTGAATCAAGTGTTCTATTACCAACTTGTTCCCATAACTCATCTCTTACTTCTCCTATATAATTTGACATATTGTTTCTTCTTTCTTCTGTGTAATAGAAATTACTTCCTATCCCTTCTGTTAATAAATCTGTGTTTCTATCTAAGAAATTAACACTATGTAATTGTTGTCCAGAACCAATAAAATTTGTCGCAGTTATATCATCTGTTGCTACTATATTTGAAGATGATATATCATTTGTATATATATTTCCACGAGTTTGAATATTTGATATATTCAAATCACCTTCTCCATGTATTTTACCAGATGAATATACATCGCCAACTACATCTAATGTATACAATGGATCAATTGTACCTATGCCTATTTTTGGTTTATTATTGTCAGATTTTATCATCATTAAAGAATTTGAACTTCCATCTGATTGATATTTCCATGTTGAGAAAACTTCATCGGTTATATCAGTATAATGATCGATTCGTAATGCTGGTCCTTCATAATCATCATGTATAATATGAAGTTTTTCTGCAGTATATTCAACAGTTTCAATAACAGTAGTTTCTCCTAAAACAGTCAAATTACTTGCAGTTATAGTTCCTTTTACAGTTAATTCGGTGTCGTATATATTATTTATAATAAATCTATGTGATGACCCATCTGCGATTTCATCACCGGTTAATTCACTAATGCGTGTACTTATCAAATTCGAAGTTGTTAATATTGAATTACTTGTATAATCCATATTTTCTTCATTCAATATTGAAGCATAATTTGATGTTTCTTGATTTGAAGAATATGATATCCACCCTGATCTTTCATGTGTGAAAAATAAGTTAGACCCTTCTATCATAGTGTTGGTATTCATTTTAGATAAACTGATTTTTTCGATTATTACTGGTGGTTCAGGTTCTTGACCTTCTACTGGAGTGGGTATTTGTACAGTTGTTACTTCTGTTTCACCATTATCACCTACGCCTAAATTAAAGAATTTACCTTCGTCAGAAGTAGGAATACTTAAATTTTTAACTACAACTGGTATTGGATTATTATTCACATCTTTCATTTCAAATCCTGTCGCTCCAGCTGATATACTTTGCACTTCTCCATTTACATTTACCATATTGATAGTATTTCCGGACAAATATAAATCTTTCCATCTGTAATTTGAATTTCCTAAATTGTAAATTTCATTTGATGAAGGTAACAAATCACCTGTAATTATTGTATTTTTTTTAAGTTTTATTTCATCACTGTCAAATAATGCTATTTTTTCGGTGTTTCCTGCTGTTTTTATTCCAATATAAGTTTCATAATACGGATTTCCTCCAATTATCGTGGATGTCGCTCCAATAACTGCCGCATTATATTGATCGTTGTAAAAAATATTATTACAATTATTAGCTACTAATAAAAGATGTGCATCATCTATGGTTGATGAAAAATTGGCTACGCTACCGTAATTAGAAGTTTTGGCAAATAATTTGTATCCGGTTGTAGGAACATAATTACCATAAGACATTCTTGCCCCTAATTCAATAAATTATTATTTTTTTCATATATTCATTATTTTCTCTAAATTACTTATCCTTTCTTTTAATTGATTATTTTCATTTATTAAGAATTTAACACACCCATGTAATGACATATTTATTTGTTCAATATCAATTGATAAACAATCATTTATCTCTTGTGTTTCATTATCATTTTCAATCTTTATCGAAGATGTATTGACATTTTTTGGAAATATTTCCTGTACTTCTTGTGCAATATATCCAAGTTTATATTTATCATTTGAAGTTAAGTTTTTTAAACCATCTTTGAATTTAAACCTTTTTAATGATAATTTATCGATATTTTCATAACATTTTGCATAATCTGCTTCTGTTATATCTTCTTTTATTCTTTCGTCTGAAAATGATGACCAATATGGACTTCCAAATCGTTGATAATTATTTCCATTTGCATTTATTTCAATTTGGGGAGAATTCGTACTTGCATTTGTGAAAAACCCTAGATTACCTGCAAAAGACTGGATTGCATTTTGATCAAATATTTGTGAACTAATTGATGTTTTTATACTAAAAATTAAATTACATCTTCCTGTTGATAGACTCCAACCATCATTTCCATTTTCAAATCTTCCAACTATTTGTATTTGTGATCTACCATATATTTGTGAATTATTGATAACACGAAGTTTTGTAATTGAATCAAATTCATTATTACCTGTTATATCCAGTGTAATAGATGGGTCTTTGCCAATACTACATATACCAGAATTTGTTACAAATTCACAATAACCATTATTATATACCATCTCCACATTTCTTGAATTTATATTACGACTTCCGATTTTGAGAAATGTACCAATATCATTTTCAGAAAACTCTATATATCCGTAATTATTTTCTCGAAATTCTTTTGAACGAAAAACAATACTTGAACTTCCATGTGTTTCATTATAATCCAAAACTATTGATCCAGAATTTGCACTTGCTGACACACTTGTATTTGATATATGAAGAACTCCATTTGGTGTAATATCTTGTACTCCATTACCAATTAATACTTTACTCGAATATGATATATAATCAGTATTATTATTCCAAGGAGATGCAGAAGAATTATTTTCTGATAAATATGAAATAAATTCATTTGATGTTATATAATTATAATTAATAATTTGATTGTTTACATCATTTGATGTTGTTAATCCTAGATTTATTATACTATTGTTGATTTGTTCTGTTAAAATATCTCCCACTGTATTTTCTGACAATGTAGAAACAATATCTATTTCAGCTAAACTTCTATCAATTTCTTGTGATACTACCGCTATCATCGTATTCGATGTTAATGTAGAAACATAATCATATATATTTCCAGCACTTGATAATGTTCCTTCACGAGACATAATATAATCCAAATCAACAATGTCAATCCCTGTTACCATTAATTTACCAGCTACATACAGATCACTTGAATATACATCATTTATAATATATTTATTTGATGTTCCTTGATGGATTTGGTCCAATGTCAATTGCATTACCTGGTTCCATAATTCTTCTCTTACATCATATACATAATTTGACATATTTATTCGTCTTTCATCTGTATAATAATAATTACTACCAAGTCCTTCTGCTAACATATCGGAATTACGATCTTCTAAATTCACTTCGTTTAGATATTGACCATTTCCAATGAAATTTATTGCATTTATATCCCCATCGACATCGATTGTATGTTGCGGATCTTCAATTCCGATACCTATTCTTGGCTTATGATCAACGTTGTTTTTTATCATCATTATCGGATTTGATGTACCCTCTGAATCAAATTTCCATGTTGACATAATCTCATTAGTTACATTAGTGTAATGATCTATTCTCAAAGCTGGGCCATCGTAATCATCGTGTATTATATGCATTTTTTCAGCATTATATTCTGTTGTTTCAACAATAGTAGTTTCCCCAATAACATTTAAATTACTTGTAGTCAATGTCCCCAATATATTTAAATTTGTGTCATATGTGTCATTTATAATAAATCGATGTGATATACCATCAGCTATTTCATCAGCATTTAAATTTGTTATTCTTGTACTTATTTCATTAGATGTATATTCAACAATTTCCCTAGCATAATTAGAAGTTTCTTGATTTGAGGAATATGATACCAATCCTGTTCTTTCCCAAGTAAAAAATAAATTAGAACCCTCAATCATTGTATCTGTATTCATTTGGGAAATATTGATAGTCTCAATTAAATTTTCATTTTGTTTTGCTTCCAAAATAAGTTTGTTATTATCATTTACACTAATACTAACATATTTAGCAAAGGAATCTTCAGATACTGGAATTTTCACATTTTTTACCCTTAAATCCGACATTTTGCCATTTTTTGTTATCAATAAAGAGTTATTATCTGTTTTCAAAGAAATTTGCCCGATTTTTGCTGTATTTCCAGACAAATATAAATCCTTCCATTTTTGAGTTTCACTACCTAAGTCATAACTTTCGTTTATTGTTGGTAAAAAATCACCCGATATATTAGTTGTCTTATTTAAGAATATTTCATTCTCGTTAAATGTCGCTATTTTATCAATAGTACTATTGATTTTACTTCCAATATATGTTTCATATAATGGTCGTGATCCTGTATTAGTTACTGAAGTTCCTAATACACTAGCATTTTTATCATCATTATAAAAATAATTATTACAATTGTTTGCTACAAGTAATAAATATGTTTCATCTAATGTTGATGAAAATTTTGCTACACTCGGATAATTTGAACTTTTTGCAAACAATTTACATCCGTGTATAGCATATGATGTCCCTGCTGACATGTGCTTTTTATTTCATTCAATTATTTTTATTTCAAATTTTTTATCTAATTGGACATACACCTCCTGCACATTCTGCCGAATAGTCAAGATCGTCATCTAGATTAATAGCACCACTTGTAATTGGTACAACTTTTGACAACATATCTCTATATTTTTCTTCAGTAATTTCCTCAAATGGTGCTTGTTGAAATCCATGTTCATTGTGAAGCAAAAATGAACAAGTTTTTACATTATTAGTGTAATTTTCTTTCAACCATTTCTTCATATCTTCAATTTCATTCAATTTATAATAAATTGTACAAGATACTGAATTATCACTCCATTCTGTTTGAAGATGTTTAACAGTTTCAAGTTGGTCAATAACTGTCATGTCCTTTGCGAGTTTAGAACCAATTGGATAACAACAAGGGAATTCTACAATCATAGTATTTTTATCATCTGTTCCATCAAAATTTCTTTGATATTCAATATTATATCCTTTTGATTTACATAGTTTAATAAGTGGGTTATTTGATGCAATTCGAATTCTTCTGATGAAATATTGATAAATTGCTGGATGACATCCTGATGTTACACCAGCTAGAAGAGACAAAGTACCACTTGGTTTGACTGTTGTTATTTTTACAGAACGAGGAAAGTTATTCTTGTCAGAATATTGATTATCATATTCTCTCAAATATTCATATAGAGGACCTAGCCAACTTTTTTGTTCTTCAGAAGATTGCATATATCCTGTAATACCAATTCCCATTCTCATATTTTTATGTACAATATCTTCAGTATCTTTTTGATGACATTTAAGCGAGAGTGAATGTTTACAAATTCTGTACACAATTGTTGCAATTTCTTTCAGTTCATCGTATGATGTGATATTTGATAGATAAATTTCAGATAAGCAACATGTTTCAAAATTTGCAAGAGATTGTTCTGCACATGGGTTATAACCAACTACATCAGGGTCAGGATATTTGTCACCATCCTTAATTCTTCCACATTTTCTTGATAGTTCCAGATTTACTAGTCCATATGGTTCACTTGTCCCATTATATCCATCCCAAAATTCTTGTGGAAGTTTTTCAATATCATCACATACAATAGAATTATTTGACATACATCTCCAATTTGGAATATTGCCAGAACTCCAATTTTTGGCCATCAAATACTCCTTATCGTCACTATCTCCTAGTGCAATCAATGCCGAATTATGTGTTAAATAACCATTACAATAAAACTCGTGATAATTTTTTACTTCAATGTCATATGTATCTACATACTCTGTTTCATTTCCTACATTCATAACTTTTACAGGACAATAAGAAATTTCATCAAAACATTCTTCAAATGTATTTACTGTAATTTTCTTTTTCATATTAAAACCAAGACGATCCTTAATATTTTCATATCTTCTGAAACCATCAAGCATTTTAATAGGAAATGAGTTAATTCCAATTTTATATTTATTGTAAAAATATGAAACATAATCTTTTTTAATCAATACTTCGATACTATGAAGTTTTGAAATAGTGTGATTTGTTACAGCAGTTAGGAGTCCATTATATTTTTTAGTTTCAATACCACAAGAATAACATACATTTTGAATATCTGATACTAGTTTATCTGTGATAACACAATATTCTGATGTATTGTATCCATTACCATCAATAACTCCACCTAGATATGACATTCTGATATTATATGTTCCTTGTGAAATATATTCAGGCACCTTATTTGTCATAACAATATGTTGCATTATATATGAGAAAACATCATGTGATGAAAATGATATGATACAATATTCGTCATTATATTCATTGATTTCCATATAAAAACTGTCATCATCTACCATTTGATAAAAGATATTTTTCATCTTTTCTAGGATTGTATATTCATTTTTATGAAATTTGAATGATACATAGGATAGTTCATCATGAACTTCATATGGTGTTTTTGATTGTAGAAAACCAACAAACCATGCTGTATTTTCATCTAATCCAGGAACAATTACTGAATTACTATAAGGTAGTCTTGTATATCTTCCATCAATTGCATTTCGTGTAGACATCAAATAATCTCCATATTTCAAATCTTTTGCCATTTTCCATTCATATGTTTTTGTTGATGTTAATACTGCCATACGATGATTTGGTGTACATTTGAATTCTCCATCTTGTGTCTTAATCGTGATGATATCTTGTTTTCCTTGAATAAAAACATTTGATACTTCATCATATCCTTTTGATGTAAGTACCATATCACCCACTTTCATATCTTTTATTTGTTTCAAACCTCTTTGAGTATGAACCATGCTATTTCCAGGGAGACATCTTCTTACATTACCTGCAACAACAACTGTTGCGATAATATTTACAATATCAAGACAATCAATAGTTGATAGATTCTTGCCTTTTTTCGCCGAAAGAATTTTTTGAATATTATTAAGACCCTTCACAAGATCTTCTGGTCCACTTGCAATTCCACCAAATCCATGAATCTTAGATCCTGCACTTCTAATTAGTTTTGTCGAATATGTAAATGATTTTCCTTTGATAAAATATGCTTCAAGTACTTTTTCCAAAAGTGATACCCATCCTTCTCTTGAATCAGGGACGATGAAATCAGCATCATTTGTATCTTGTCTAGTAACTGTAATATCAGCATCAATAATTGGAGGAAGTTTTTCTACATATTTTTTCTCAATACTAAATCCAACACCCGTTCCTAGCATCAATACATCGAATATCCACAAAAATGGTTTAATTGGTTCGTCGATTTTAACAAAAGCACAATTTTGCAAACTCATAATTCCAAGTTTATCTACAGTCTTTGTCCCAAGTTGCCAGGCAAATCTTCCAGCTACACTACATTTCAAAGACATCATGTGTTCATATGCTTTCTTTAGTTCATTGTTAGTAAAACCAACACCGAGTTGTGTCTGAGAAGCTTTCAAAATTCTCAAAATAGTGTCACGATATTCTTCTGTATTCTCATTTTCATCAATAATTCTAGCATATGTTCTTTTATAAGTAATATAACCAAGCATCCCCCAAGGTGTTTCTACATCATCTGGAATTTTTGAAATATAACCATCTGTGTTTCTTTTTTCTTGTCGCGATTTTCTATATTCAATATAATGTTTTGCTGTATCAAAGTATTTATGATTCATAAGATTTTTCTCAACAATATTTTGTACTGTTTCAATATGAATTTTGTCTCCACCTGATTTAAATATATCATCATTAATATCTTTTACAAGTACATCCATATTATTACACACAGTTGAAGAATTTGTAAATGCCATGGACAAAACATTTACAATTTTTTTTACATCATATTCCTGCACCGTATTATCTCTCTTAATAATAAAAACTGACATTATCAAAGACACCAACAAAGTATACTTATTCTATATATATTGTATTTATATACTTTTCAAGTATGACACATAATAAAATTATAGAAGACCATTATGATATCATAAGTAAAGAATTTGATGACAGTCGTGTGAGGATATGGCAGAATGTATGTAAATTTATAAAAAATGGATATGGAAAATCATTATTAGATGTTGGTGTCGGTAATGGAAAAAATTCAATTTATGCATCGAATTGTGGTTATCATTGTATAGGTATTGATATTTCAAATAATTTAATTCAAATCTGTAAAAATAAAGGATTAAATGCTTATAAAGTAGATATGTTAGAATTGACTCCAGAATTATTTGGTAAATTTGATGATATTTTATGTATAGCATCATTACACCATCTTGAAAATGTATCAATGCAAATAAATGCTATTATTAATATGATTAATTGTCTAAATGAAAATGGTAGAATTCTTATTTCGGTATGGTCGTTTGAAAAATACGATAATCCAGAAAATATTAAATATAGGGATTTCACATTGGGTCCTAATATTGTTAAATGGAATTCGAAAAATAAAGATTATCAAATTGATAGATTTTATTATATACATAACTTGAAAACTTTCAATGATATGTTCGTTGAAATTCAAAAAAAATATGATATTTCATATGAAATATCATGGGAAAAACAAAATTGGTTTGTTGAAATTAAGAAAAATTGAGAAAATTAAACTGTACATTTATTATCTTTTATATATCTTTTTTTCATTTCGCCATTGCATAATGATACTACATATAATCCTCCATTGGGACCTTGATAGACTTTTCTATCTCCACTTACTCCTTTCACACTTCTTTGTGTTTTTGCTTTATTGGTTTTACCTTTTGTCGACTCTTTATCTTTCATTTATCTATATTATTGGAATAAAAAAAGTTTAATAATTATTTTAATATCAATGATGAATATTCACTTGTTTTACTCTTTATATACATATCTGTTGTATAAATTGATATTGCAATATCTGTAAATATATACACCATCACAAAATCAATTTGGGTTATTGATATACTTACTTGAAAAATTTTTACTATTGCTGAAAATAAATAATAGGTCTGACAAATAGTCTGTGTTTTATAGTAGTTAATATTTCTATTATCTATTATTGTTTTTTCATCCATTATTGTATTTATAATCCAAGGGCTGATAATTTCGTCAGCAAACATCTTTAATGATTGTGTAATAGCTGTAAATATTATTAATAGATTCCATTTTTCCCAAGTATCTATTACAATACCTATAAATTTCACATTTTTGTTTGGTCCAATCTTGAAAAACAAAATTTCATCATTTTCCTTTAAATATATCATATATCCCGTAATAGATAGTAACCACAATCCTAAACATCCAGCTACTTTTCCTTGACAATTAAAAGCCTTACCCATTATAGCTTTAATAAGCTTATTGTTTTATATAAGAAATAAAGAATATATTATACATAACTTATGAAAGATATCGTTAGTTGTAAGCTATCAAATGGGATTGGTAAACAACTCTTTCAAATTGGAGCTGTTATTTATTATTCTAAAAAGTATAATAAATACCCAATATTTCAAAATACAATAAATTCTCTTGTAACAGATAAGGTCGATGTCTTGTCAGATGATATTTTTCAAACAATAAAATTTAAAAATCATTTTGAAAGGGTAGAAAGATCTTTCAATGATCTTCCGGAATATAATGAAAATGTAATGCTCCAAGGTTCGTTTCAAGCATTTCAATATATTACAAAAGAGGTATTTATTGAAATACAACACATGATTTATAATAACGAGGATTATATGTATAAAGCTTATGAAGAATATAATAAAATTAAAAATCATTTCAAAACAGAAAATGATGATGATTTAATCTCAATTCATGTGAGAGCAAGAAATAATACAATAGACGACACATATTACAACAAGGCTTTTAATATAAAAGATATTGATAAACTATATCCGGTTGTTTTTTCTCCGAATATTGATTTATGCAAAAAACAACTAGGATTTATAAAAAACGCATATTTTGTCGACACTGGTAATACTTGTGTAGATTTTATTCTAATGAGTTTTTTTAAAAATAATATTATTGATAATTCATTTTTTGGATGGTGGGCAGCTTTTATCAGCAATTATGATGAAAAAATTGTTATTACACCCTCAATTTGGGAACATTCGGGTGTCGACGATCTTTATCCACCCGGATGGATAATTGTATGAGAATAGCCTTTATGTATTTGATACAAAAATAACAGAATAGCAATTATTATTACTATTGCTACATTGACAATACACAGAACTTACAATATTTGATTCTATACAATCATTACATTCATCTTTAAATTTTTTATGATAAATATATTGCTTATACATTCGGATATAAGTATCTATTTTATTTTTATATATATTTTATATCATTTTTTGATATAAACAAATAGTATTTTCAAATAAGTTTTTGATATATGTTTGAAAAGAGTACATTCCTTATTATTTTTTAGAAATTCATGAAGTTTTTATAAAATTTTAATTTTTTAATGAAATGTACTCAAAATGAAATATATTAAAGAATATTTATATAATATTAGATAACTTTTACATGAAAATCTTATTAAACATTTTATTGCTCCTAACCATTTTTAATAGCAGCATTGAGTTCTCTCCAATTATTTCTTATACAAGATCTCCATCATATTTATCAACTAGAAAACATTTTTTGAAAAATAAAATTAATAATCGAAATATTATTTTGAATATGGTATCAAAAAATAATTTTGAAAACAATACTTATAATGGTACAAATATCTCAAATATTTTCAGGATTACATATAATAATGATTATTTATATGAAAATGATATCAATGAAACAAATAATATTATTTTACGAATTTATATCTATGCGGTTATCAATGTTATGATATTTGAATACATTTTTACATCGTTGCATTGAAAATCAAAAGTCAGAAAAAATAATTATCTTCCATTTTTGTTTCTTTGAAACAAGAAAATGTATTAAAGATTAATAAATATTTAACATATATTATTACATGTCTGAACCATATGTATCATGTCATATCCAAGGTGGGTTAGGAAATCAATTATTCCAAATTGCTATCGCACTCGACTATTCAAAAAAACACAAAAAATCTCTTATCTTTTTTAATGACAAAAATTATCCAAAATCACATGGTTTTCAAAGAAATACATACTGGAAAACACTTTTCAAAAACAAACTAAAAGTTTTTCCTATTGACCAAGTAAATCAATTCAATTTTCAATCTGTTCGTGAAAAACAAGAATTTGTACACAATGATCTACCAAATGTCAATGGAAATGTCATGTTGTTAGGTTATTTTCAATCCTATAAATATTTGTCTAACGAGCTTAGAAAAGAAATGCAAGATCTGGTTTTCAGTAATGCAACATATATGCACACTGCATATGATAGGTATAATCAGATTAAAAAAGAAATGTCTAGTGATAAAGACGATGATTATGTATCTGTTCATGTTAGAAGAACAGATTATGTCATTCTGCAACATTTCCACAGTGTTATAGACCAATCTTATTACGAAAAAGCATATGATATTGTTTGTAACTCACTAGATGAAAAATTGAATAAGAAAAAAATAGTTGTTTTCTCAGACGATATTGAATGGTGTAAAGAAAATTTTAGAATTGGAGAAAATGATATTTATTTTGTTGATGAAAAAAACGAATGTATAGAACTTATTCTTATGACATTTTTTACGCATAATATTTTGGCAAATTCAACTTTCAGTTGGTGGGGCTCTTATTTAAGTAATAGCAAAAATAAAACAGTAATAGCTCCTTCACAATGGTTTCAAAAAGATGGACCAAGTGAATGGAAAGAAATTTATAATCCTGATTGGATTGTTGTGTAAATTACATTGCCATTTATGGTATAAATATGACAAAATATAAAATAAAGTGGAGTAAAAAAGAGTACATTTCATATTATTTTTTTGAATTTGTAAAAAGATTTTATTTTTATAAGATTTTTTATTGAAATGTACTCTTTTTTTGTAATTTTTAAATATATCCTATCCTATATCCTCCATTTCCATCAAATATTATTCTTTTACTCTGAGTTATAACAATGTCTTCGTCTGCAAACACATTTTTTAAACAATTGCACATTTTGACAAAAATACTCTTTTTCTTGACATTATTTTCTGAAATAGGGTTCTTATATCGTAGTGACAATCTCTTCATTTGCTATAGCAATTTTTATAAATATATTCTCATTTTTTAATCATTACAATATAAATTTATTTGTTCGAGAAAAGTAGGAGATGTCTTATTATGAAATAATCAATGGTATAAAATATGATAAAGGTATATTGGATGCTGTTAAAGAATGTATCAAAGGTAGAGGGGATGGAAGAATTTCCCAAGATGATATACATAATGTTATCAAATGTATAACTGATAAAAATAAAATAACAAAAATTGAGTATTTGACTATATTTTACATTTTACAAAATTTTAATTTTACTGAGAAAGCATTAGATATTTTTGCCGAATTTATGTCAAAACAATAATATTTTATTGGATTATATTAGTATAAGATATGGAGCAATTTAAAGGTAGAGGTGGTAGAAGTGGTGGTAGACGATCGAAAAATCAAAACGAAAATAACTCATTAATATCCCCTGGTTTAGGTACAGCACTTGGTGCAGGTGGATTAGCTGCTATGTCGGGATCTGGAAATAATGTCAGATGTCCTCTTGATGACACATCGTTTTTTTGTAGATTAAATAGATTTGTTTCAATACTCTCTATGATAGTTTACATTATTGTCATTATCACAATGTTTGCTTATTTCTCATATATGGCATACAAATTGTTTCTAGATTTTTATAAAATGAAAAAATAAAAATGTCCTTTATGGGAACACTTTCATTTTTTTGAATTTTTGATTTTTGTTTCAAATTTTTAAGATACGACTTTTAAACAGTATTCTTATAAGAATTCTTGTCTTCATCGCTCATTTCCTTCCAGATTGCAGCAGCCTTTGACATTGCTTCCTTAACAGATACATTTGGATCATCTGAACGAATCTCCTTCATCTTGAAGCTTGTGAAGTTGTTATAGGCAGTAGGAGCCCTCTTTGGCTTCTTCTCTCCATTCTCATCGAGCTTCTTTGTCCTCTTAGAAGGCTTAGTCTTTGCTTTCTCATCATCATTCACCTTCTTAAAGACATCGGCAAGAATTGTCTTCAATTCCTTGAGATCATAAACCTTTTCCTCGTCGATGATATTGTTGAACTCGGTCATAACCTTAGTGGTAGTCATTGTTGGATTGTTGATCTTATAAGATGATTGTTTTTATTATATCTTCGATCATTTTTTTCCTAAAATAGTAGAAATTTATTCAAATTTACTTAAAAAGATTAAGACTTAATCTATTTAATAAATAATGAAATTTTATTGGATAAATACAAACGCTTCTGTACATAGAAGATCATTTATGCAAAATCAATTTCAAAACTTACCTTTTCAAAATGAAAGAATAGAAGGTATTACTCCAAAAGACCTAAACAAATTTGTTATCGAAAAACATCAAGAATGTGGAAGTACTGACTTCGAAATTGCTTGTATTTTATCTCATTTAAATGCTATTCAAAAAGGATATGATGAAAAACATGAATATTTTATAGTATGTGAAGATGATATGATTATACCTTTTATTGATATTGAAAAACTTTTAAGTTATATTAAAAATTACGAAAATAAAATCAATGATAAAGTAGAAGTTTTACAATTGTTTACAAGTGGTAGCCCTTATATAATTCAATTATATAATGAATATTTTGTAAAACAGAAAACTTTATTTAAAAAAATTGAAGGTGACATTTATTCAGGAACTGGAATATATTTGGTATCGAGAGAAGGTGCTTCAAAAATTCTTAAGAAATATGTAAAAGACAAAGTGAATAATTCTTATGATTTATCATATAGTTCTTGGGCGGCAGCAGATCATTATATGTATATAGTAGCAAAATCATACATTATTACATATCCTTTCTTCGTTTCAAATACTAATTTTGGAAGTGATATTCATGAAGATCATTGTCAAAACCATAAGATTGCAATCAATATTATTCTTCAAATACAGCAAAAAAATAATCATCTTGATATTCTTATCAAATCTACCAATAATAAAATAATTCAAACATATCTTTATTCTGATCTATATAATCAATTATTTATGATTTTTGCAACAATTGCATATTCCATTAAACATGAATTTGATTTTCTTTTGTATTCTGATATTTCAAAAACTCTTGACAATAATAATAAAACATATTTTAATAATCTTTTGTCCAAAATTAAATACAAAACAACACCACATATTGCTCAAAATGTTCCATTATATGAAGAAAAAGAATTTGCACATATTGAAATACCTATTCAACAAAATAGTTTTAATCTTAAAGGATTATTTCAATCTTTTAAGTATTTTGAAAAAGAATATGAACAAATTATGAAAATAACAGGTATTAACGATGTTCGAACAACCGTTTTTAACGATTTTCAACATGTTTTTGCAAAGCCTTGTATTTCTTTGCATTTTCGACGAAATGAATTAAATTATACTATTTTACCAATTGATTATTATCAAAATGCTATAAAATATTTGGAAAAACATATTGATATACAAAATTATAATATTTTGCTTTTTAGTGAACATATAGATAATGAAAAAGTGGGAAAAATAATTGTTGAATTAAAAAAACAATTTTCTTATGATTTTTTAAAAGTTTCTGATAATATTCCAGATTGGAAACAACTGATGTTGATGAGTTTCTGTAAACATCATATAATTGCTAATAGTACTTTTTCTTGGTGGGGGGCATATATGTGTGAAAATAGTGATAAAATAGTTTGTACTCCATCTAAATGGTTTGATAATGATTTAACAAATCAAAATACTAAAGATTTATATCCAGATTCATGGGTTTCAATCGATTTTTGAAAAATTTAAAATATTTTTTATTCAATTTTGATTGTTCAAAATTTTTAACATTGGTATAACTTCTGGAAAGCAGTTTAAAAACTGTATTAGTTCTTCTCTTGATCTTCTAAATTTCCAACCATTATGTGTCCCAAATGCTGTACCATTAAATACCGTTTCTACTGAAAAATTCTGAGCCTCTTCAAAACTTGGTTTGTAAACATGTAGATTTGCTGTATTTTCAGAAACTTCTGAAAAAAAACTGTCTTCATTAAAATATTCACCATTTGGTAGTAATTTTAAATCATCACATTTTTCCAAAATTTCCAACATTTTACTTTTTCTACGCAACGAAAGCCCTCCATTTCCAACATGTTTGTTATTCCAAGGTGCACCAACATAGTCGTATTGAAGGAAATTATTTATCAAATGTTTGTTTTTCAAACAAATTAATGCATCTGTTTGAAAAATCAAAAATATTTCAGTAGGGATTAAATCGTAAAAATTTTTATCATAGAACAGTAAATTATATTCTTTAGTTGAATATTTTTCAACACCCAGATTTTTCAATAATATTTTTCTCGGAGATAATGTTTTTACAATTTCTTCAACCATTTCTTTGTTCTCATTTCCATGAATAATTAAAAATTGCCATCGATTGTCAAGACCTTGATTGAAATTATTCAACACATATTCCAAACACACATGTTTTCTTGGTTCGACAATAACAGCTGTAAATAGAGTATTTGTCATTTTTATAGTTTATTTAATATCAAAATCTTTTATATATAATTGTTCTTGAATTCTACAATAATTACTATTAAATTCAATTTTGAAATTTGAAAACTAAGAAAAAACATCATTTTTGAAGAGTCATGGAAACGCCATGGGGGGAGAGAGGTGATAAATTTATCATTTTATGGTCTGAAAAAGATATAAAAAGATAAATAAAAAAGTACCATATATGTAGTATATTGATAAAAATGCCATTTCCTTTCACAAAATGTAGTTTTTGTGATTATAGAACTGATGTAAAATGCAATCTAATAAGACACCAAAATGCTAAACATAAAGACAAAATGTTTGAAAATAATGAACTTTCTAAAACTGTACAAAATGTTACCCCAAAAGTACAAAATGTTACCCCAAAAGTACAAAATGTTACCCCAAAAGTACAAAATGTTACCTCAAGTCTTTTATCTTGTTCAAAATGTAATAAAATTTATAAAACTGCAAGGCATTTATATCATCATGAAAAAGTTTGTAATAAAGTTGACAGTCTTACTTGTCCCAAATGTATGATTTCTTTTTCAAACAGACATCATAAATCGAGACATATCAAAGCAGACAAATGCAAAGCAAGAAGTATAATACATGCTCGAACACCGAATATTCAAAACATAACTAATAATAACACAATCAATAATACAACAAATAATAATATACAAAATAATTTTGTTATAAACAACTTTGGATCAGAAAGAATAGATCATATTTCACATGCAGAAATTATGAAAATGTTACAATCTGGTACAAACACTATTCCATTGTATATCAAAAAGAAGCATTTTGATAAAAACTTTCCAGAAAATAATAATATTAAATATTCAAATGATAATAAATGTCAAGTATTGGAAGACAATTCTTGGCAAGAAAAAGATATAGGACTACTGTCTACCAATCTTATGAAAGATAATACTGAAGTTCTTCTCATGTATTGTGACAATAATGAAATACAATTGTTAAATGAAATAAAAGACATTGAAAAGTACGAACATATACGAAATAAATTGTTCATTATCTATAACAAATCTGATAATCAAAGGTATAATGCTGTTCTGTCAAAAATAAAAGAATTGATAAAAAGTTCAAATCTAGAATTTGAAAACTAAGATAAAACATTATTTTTGAAGAGTCATTGAATTTGTCATTTTATAGTGTGATATTTATATTGGTTTAGGGAATCATCTTATATTGATTTCTAATCATATAAATATAAATGTTATTTGTCTTTGTTTATTCGCAATTGTATCAAGTTTTACAACCTTGTTAGTCTCACCAGTATTATCACGGATATAAATATCATCATTATGTATTTTAATATAAGATGAATTAATTTCATCGTGCCATAAAATATAATTTTCACTTGATTCTCCTGCGGAAAGTTGCAATCCATTGAGTTGTACAAATTTGACTACATTAGTTTCTTAAACAGTTCTGATTTCACTATCTTTCTCTTAATCAACTTATTTCTTTGGTAGTATAGAATGGTTCATATTAAATGTTGGAGAAAGACATATAGTAGTGTATGCTATACAAATAATTAGAATTACAATACTGTTCATAATGTAATGAATAATGACTTATTTCTTTTCATTTTTTTAGATATTTTTTAGATATTTTTTATATGAAAAAATGAAGAGTATTATCATAGTTCTCATTTTACTAAAAAATTAAATATAATAATAAGTTAAATGGTAGTATCAAGATCAAGATATAGTAACATTACTTTTGATGAATGTCAACAATGGATAGACAATGGCGGAAGTATAAATCCTATAACTAACGCAATTATTTCCCCAAATTTAACATCTGAAAGATCAATGAATGTTTTGATTTCAAATAATTGTTATAATAATCATAGTCTAACACGACCAGGAAATCCTTACAATCCACAAAATGCGGCACAGAATTCAAGAACATCACCACAGAATTCAAGAACATCACCACAGAATTCAAGAACATCACCACAGAATTCAAGAACATCACCACAGAATTCACCACAGAATTCAAGAACATCACCACAGAATTCACCACAGAATTCAAGAACATCACCACAGAATGACAGAACGTCTCCACCGAATATTAGAATATTACCTCAGAATGCCATAAATCAAGTATCTCCATCAAACTCAAATTTACGAAGACAAACTAATACAGAATATAGAGATAAAAAAGGAAATATCAAAATAGATAAATATGCCGATTTTACAATGTATCAATTAGATAAATGGTGGAATCAAGGAGTAATGGCAAAGAATCAAAAAATTCATTTGAAAAACCCTAACAATCACAGAGTAATAAAAGAAAATAGTGCAATGTATAATCGTCTTTTACAAACAGCGGATACTGTATGTCTTATACCTGTTAATCTAAGATTCGCATATGATAATGGTTATATTTCAAAAGAATCATATGAAATTTTAAAAAGCATTAGAAAGGAAATTGATGAAGATAATTGGACTTACCAGGATATGGTAAATTATTTTAGAGTACCTGAGGTAGGTTATTATAATCAACAGGAAAGATTACAAAAATACCGACAATATATTGCTATATTTAATTCAAGAGAAAGACTCAAAAATTTGACACAAGATGTTCTTGAAATAATTGGAAGTGTTGAAAAAAAATCTTTATCATCAAAAAGTATTGAAACAAATGAAGAAATAAATACATTTTGTCTTGATAAATTTGTGAATATTCGTGACAAGTTTAAAAAATTCAAAAATAAAATGATACGAACTTGCAATGATCACAATAAATGTTCAGCATTATCTGATAATGAAATAAAAAAATTATTGAACACATTCAATAACAACAAAAAAATTGTGTATTTCAATGTTATAAATTATCCTTCAATAATATCATTATTTACGAAATATATGATGCATAAAGATGGTAATGTATTAAACATTTCGGACATGATTGTTGTGAATTTTGAATTTGATGAAAATGGTATTTTACAACGTTCTGATGGATCTGATATGGGTGGTCTCAGTAATCAAATGATTACTAATATTGCAAATGAGCTATTTGATATGAAAATCTTTATAAAACCACAAAACTCAACAAAATATTTTTTGAATCCTGAGTTTGTATTATCAGATGAATATAAGTCTATTTTACAAATTATTATGAATACAAGTCCTATTCCAGCTCATAAAAAAGACATTTTCAATGAAATGATTCAAACCGAAGAAATTTATCATGAATTTTACAATTTTATAGGAAAGTTGATGTCATTCTTTTTAATGAATTCGTTCAAATTACCTCATCATTTATCGTCATTTATGTTGAATTGCATGAAGTATAGACAACATAAAATAAAAGACCATGAGCATGTTCTTTATATGTTAAATGATTTCCCAGATATTTCAAGTTCTGTCTTAAATATGATGAAAACAGATCCAGAAGAGATTGAAACATATGATATTGAATATAATGATTTATATAAAATACAATATAACAAAGAAAATGGTGACAAAGTTACGTCTGAAAATTTTGAACAATATTTTATTGATTTTGCAAAACATTTAAATATGCATAATACAATTCCTGTATCTGAAAATAGAAATCTTGATATTGATATAAGCCAATATTATAAACAGTTTTCTGAAGGATTTAATAACAATTTAAGAAAACTATTTCAACAAACAAATATTTCTTATGTTACTATTGATAAAATGTTGACAAAAGAAGAAATTGATGTTCAAATTCTTCAAAAATTATCTAATAATATATTTACAAATACTTCTTTCACAAGAAATGACAATGCAATTGATATTGATGAATATAACAACAACGGACAGCAATATGCTGAAAAATATCAAAAATATATGGATAACATTCTTCTGAATAAAAACACTGGATTTTCAGAAGAAGAGCATATACACTTTATACAAAAACTGTTAGAATTTTGGACAGGCATTGATTTCTATAGACCTGAAATCAAGTATAGGATGTTAATAGTGATGAATAATACAGTTGGGTATCCTGTATCACATACTTGTTTTCATAGAATTGACTTTCCATTATATGATTCTGAAGAGCAATTCTTTGAAAAACTCAAATACGCGGTTGAAAACTCATATAACAAATTTACAATAGCAGGTGGTGGTAAAAAGACATGTGGTAAAAAGTACAATCGGTACTAGATATTTTTCTTTCTTTCTTTGAAGATGATGAAAATCTAGATCACAAGTATACAAAAGTGAAGAAAATCATAATGAAATATCGTGTTAAACTGTATGATTGTGATTTCGCAGATGATGTGAAATCTATGATAGATAACAATCTTCTTTCGATTGGTAATTCATTCATGAAAATCTACAAAATACAAGAAGCATGTGGCAATTTTCGTAGGAACAAAGAGCTTAATCGGTATAGGACAAAGACATCTTTGATAAGACAAGCTATTGAATTCTACAATAATTACTATTAATTAAATAAATTCAATTTTGAAATTTGAAAACTAAGAAAAAACATCATTTTTGAAGAGTCATGGAAACGCCATGGGGGGAGAGAGGTGATAAATTTATCATTTTATGGTCTGAAAACGATATAAAAAGATAAATAAAAAATACCATATATGTAGTATATTGATAAAAATGCCATTTCCCTTCACCAAATGTCGTTTTTGCGATTATAAAACTGATGTAAAATGCAATCTAATAAGACACCAAAATGCTAAACATAAATACAAAATGTTCGAAAATAACGAATTTTCCAAAATAGGACAAAATGTTATCCCAAATGGACAAAATGTTATCCCAAATGGACAAAATGTTATCCCAAATGGACAAAATGTTATCCCAAATGAACAAAATGTTATCCCAAAAAATTTACAATGTCCAAAATGTAATAAATTGTACAAAACACCAAAACATTTGCATAATCATGAAAAAATTTGTAATAAGGTCGACAGTCTTACTTGTCCAAGATGTATGATTTCTTTTACAAATCGGCATAATAAAAACAGGCATATAAAAGCAGACAAATGCAAAGCAAGAAGTATAATACATGCTCGAAGACCGAATATTCAAAACATTACAAATAATAACACAATCAATAATACAACAAATAATAATATACAAAATAATTTTGTTATAAACAACTTTGGATCAGAAAGAATAGATCATATTTCACATGCAGAAATTATGAAAATGTTACAATCTGGAACTAATACTGTTCCTTTGTATATCAAAAAGAAGCATTTTGATAAAAACTTTCCAGAAAATAATAATATTAAATATTCAAACGATAACAAATGTCAAGTGTTGGAAGACAATTCTTGGCAAGAAAAGGATATAGGTCTACTGTCTACCAATCTTATGAAAGATAATACCGAAGTTCTTCTCATGTATTGTGACAATAATGAAATACAATTGTTGAATGAAATAAAAGACATTGAAAAGTACGAACATATACGAAATAAATTGTTTATTGTCTATAACAAATCTGATAATCAAAGGTATAATGCTGTTCTGTCAAAAATAAAAGAATTGGTAAAGAGTTCGAACCTAGAATTTGAAAACTAAGAAAAATTATTTTTGAAGAGTTATTGATGATGAAATGTGATAAATTTGTCATTTATATTGGTTTAGGGAATCCTCTTATATTGATTTCTAATCATAGAAATTTGTGTATTTTTGACTATACAAAATATACATTATAAATAATAAAATATTTATACATAAACCAATTATACCCGATATAATTAATGATTTATCAAATATAAAATATCCATGTAATAACCATAAAATATTTGTTATTAAAATAAGAATCAACGAATACAATGATAAATCATCTACACTCTTGGTTTTATATGTTTTGTATAATTGCGGAAAAAGTTGAATACAATTTACAATTGGTGCTAAAGTTGCCACAACAAACCGTGTCATTGTATATATTTTTATTAACAAAAAATATTTTTCATATATTATTTAAATAATGTTTCTAAATATACCAGAATAATGAAAAAATAAGAATGTTTGTCAAATAGTCCGAGATTTTTGATCTCTGCTTACTTTTCATTGATTTTAACGAGAATCTTCTTGAGTTTTTTATGATTAGATGCAAAAGTATATTCCAAATACTGTGACTGAAGATTACGCAATTCTTCATTTGCTATCTTATACAATTTCACCTTTTACATCTAAATCTCTGGACAATATGTCAATGAGATTTGTTCCATCGGTGTGTTTTGTATCGTGTTATTTAGTTTTTTAAGAAACAGTTTTAAATGGTAAAACGATGTGTTTCTTTTGTTTAGGTTTATCACTTTGTTTGTTTCTAATTACTGTTTCAAAGTTATTCGGCATATTATTTAAAACCACAATTTTATGACGATGATTATGATTAACCTTTCTATTCTTTGAAAAAATGATATAATATTTGATTTTAGATACTACTAGCATAATGTCAAAAATATTTTTGAATGTTCCATTTGAAAAGAAAGATGATGCAAAAAACCTTGGTGCAAAATTTGATTGGGATAAAAAAATGTGGTATGCTAATAATACAAATAAAAATAAATTGCTTCAAAAATTTCAAAAATATAATCCACTTGATCATATAATTGGTGAAAATAGAGAGTTTAATGGTTCCAATTTATTTATAGATTTAATTCCTACAACATCGTGGTTTAATAATGTAAGAAGTTGTATATATAATGAAGATTGGTTAAGAATAAAAAAATATATATATGAAAGAGTTAATTATAAATGCGAATGTTGTGGTTTATATTGTAAAAATAGAATAGAATATCATGATGAAGATTTAGATAAGAATAGTGATGAAGAAGATAGTGATGAAGAAATTAATGATTATTTGTTGGAATTAAAAAGCAATAATGAATTTAATAAAAATGAAGAATTAAAAAAATGGAATACTATACAACTTGAAGCTCACGAACGATGGTCATACGACGATAAAACTAATATACAAAAATTAGAAAGAATTATAGCATTATGTCATAGATGTCATTCAGTAACTCATTCAGGTTTAACAGGATTAAGAGGTTTATCTAATCAAGCAGATAAACATCTAATGAAAGTTAATAAATGGAATAAAGAACAAGTATTAAATCATCATAAAGAACAAAAAAATATATGGATAGAACGAAATAAAATTAAATGGAATATTGATTTAAGTATTATTACTAATTCTGGTATTCAATTAAAAGAAAGTTTAGAAAATAATAAGGGAAAAGAAGATGTGAAAAATGATGAATAATATTATATTTCCAAAAGACCAAATATTGATAGCGTGGAAAAAAATGATTATGTTTTAAACTCTTGACTAAAAAAAGATGGGTCTTTTTTCAACATAAAAATGTAGGGTATATTTTGTTTAAGATATGTCTCACTGAAATATCCGAAAAAACATTTATGGAGACAAGATTTCAGAAGAATTGAAAAAAATAATTAAATCAAACCATTTAACAAAAGGATTTTTCATCGATGATGTCACAATCAGACATATGGCGTCTTTGTACTTAGACATGTCAATGAGATTGATGATTATAAATTTGTGAGGAAAATTAAATAATCGGAAAAAATGAAAAAATGATTTGAAAATATTCATAGCCTATATACACTACAAAAAATACGAAATATGGAGAATGACACTGTCACAGTCGCAAATACCAACAAGACCATGTTGTCAAGACCCCTGTCGGAAAGTGAGTATCTGCCACTTTGGAGCATTCTCCCTGACCCACGCGGGACCGAAGATGTGATGTCTAAAGCGAGTGCCAGCCTGAAGTCATCTTTAAAAATTGTTACGGACGAAGACGGAGAGGTGGTATTACGAATTAACAGTAAGACGGAGTGGTGGTATTACAAATTAGAAGTAAGAGAAGGATGTCCAGGATGGTCAGATGACAGCGAGTATACAAGTAATAGTTTCGATAGTTTTGAAAAATGTTACAGATCTTATTTAGATTTTAAACCATATAAACATTGGAAACATTTGCGATATATAGAGACAGAATATATAGTATATGTAAAAGATGGTGCTGAGAGGAAAAACGAAGTATTTAATGGAATGATAAGTTATGATAATTCTGAAAAAGATTTAGGTATATCTGAACACCATTTCGATGCATTAATTTCAAAAATCGAAAAAGAAAGGAAGTAAACAAAAAATAAGGGTATTAACTATCTATTAATTAAAGGATAAGTGTTCTGGTGTTTTTATTGCCTTTGAAACTTTCATAATTTTTGTGATTTGTTCTTTCAATTGAATATTTTCTTTCAAATTTTTTTGTGCTCTTGTTCGAGTGTTGTCTGATCAAAAAACCGATAAGAAGAGAAAAGTACATCGCAAAACAAATTTAAGAATTTAAATTCATAATAATGTAAAGTGTCCGATTTACTTGAATTTTTTTGGTAGTATAGAATGATTCAATGATTCATATTAAATGTAGGAGAAAGACATATAGTAGTGTATGCTATAAAAATAATTAGAATTAGAACACTGTCCATAATTTGTAATATAAAATGTAATGAATTCAAAAAACTTATTTCTATTCATTTTTTTTGATATATTCTTTATTTATTGTTTTTTAAATTTAAAGTTTTTTAATAAGAGTTTTCCTTTTGATATTCTCTACTTTACCGTATAGTTTCTTAGTGTAGGGATTTTTTTTGTTTTTCGCTATGTTTTGTAGTTTTTCCATAGTATAATTTCCCAACACTTTGATGTATTTCTTTTTGTTAATACATTTGTTACCTGAAGTATTCATTGGACTGTTATATAACTGTTCTCTGACTTTTTCACTTAAAGAATTAAATAATAAAAAATGCTCTTTAGAACATCTTTTATTGGTTTTTACTTTTTTGTTGTTTTTGTTTGAACTTTTTAAGCAGAGCTTTTATAAGAACTCTTCTCTTCATCGCTCATATCCTTCCAGATTGCCGCAGCCCGAGACATTGCTTCCTTGACAGGAACATTTGGATCATTTGTGCGAATTTCCTTCATCTTGAAGCTTGTGAAGTTGTTATATGCAGTAGGAGCCCTCTTTGGCTTCTTCTCTCCATTCTCGTCAACCTTCTTGGTCTTCTTGGAAGACTTTAAGCCTTTTTCTTCGTCACTCACCTTCTTATAAGCATCTGTGAGAATTGTCTTCAATTCCTTCAGATCGTATACCTTTTCCTCATCGATGATGTTCTTAAATTCAGCCATAACCTTGGTAGTAGTCATTTCTTTCGAAGTGTTTCAATTGATCTTATATACTCGTTATATGATAGTTGTTTTTAAGTAAGTTATCAATCATTTTTTTCCTAAATTCATCAAAAATCGATAAAATTTATTTCAATTTTAATTGATATGATAAATCATTGTGATTTAAATTAAATCTTTTTACAGATTTGTCACTGAAATGAAAATTGTCATTAACGTCTCCAATATGAAAGTAGTCACCGTATCTTTTTTTTAAAGATTCGTGATTGCAAAAAGGGGCATAAATATATGTATAACCATATATTTGTTTTGCTATATTATTATATTCATCTTCACTACAATATGTTCGCGCTTCTCCTATATAAAAATCTCCCTTTTTTCTCAATTTAAAACAATCGATTGGACCAAAATGCCAATGAGTTTGTCCTTTGAACGAATATTCATATCCATATTTTTCAAATTCATCTTTTATTCCATACAGTTTTTTCCATTCTTCTTCCACAAATCCTATATCTATATCTTCATCCCAAGGAATTATCCCTCCGTGTCTTACTAAACCAAGTGATGTTCCAGCAACTGCAACATATTTTATACCTTTTTCTTCAAATATTTTATTCAATATACTCATTTTATCATAATGTTCTGTTGAATAACTCATCTTAGGAATTATATGTTTATATTTACAATAGTTTTCACTCTTTTCGTAATAAGGTAATATTTTTTTTTTACAAATAAATCTTATGAGTAATGGATTTGTTGTTTCTGCATTCTCATCTGGTGAAAAATAATCTTCCTTGCAATATAAAACATCGCAATCATTACTAGTTGCTAAATTTTCTAAAATTTCAATATTATATAACCATCTTTTATGTGTAGATGAACAAGATTTGTCTTTAACATCGTATACACTTTTTGATTGTAACTCTTTGTCATTTATTGAACGAACTTCAATACATATTAAGCCACCTGGTTTCAAATTATGTAAAGCATTTATGAAAATATCTTTAGATATATCATAAGGTAACGCGTGTAAAAACCATCTCATATAAATTATATCAAACAGTGTTTGTAATTCATACTTTTTTAATACATCAAGTACATCTTTTTTTATAAATTTACATAATTTATCATTAATATTTTCTTCATTTAAGACTCCATTAACATCAATACCATAACATAAGTTTTTCTTTCTACTAAAAAATATTGTATCACGACAATTACCAGAACCTAAATCTGCAATTTTCAAATATACATTATTATCATTATATTTTTCAATATAGTTTGTGTAAACAAAATACGAAAAACTACTTGGTTTTGAAATTTGTGGATTTCCTGTTTTGTAAAATTTATCCCAAAAATCTTTATTTAGATTTCTCATATATACATATTAATAAGATATTTATATATAATAAGATTATTTACAAAATACAAATATTATTCCACAATTTTGACTCCTTTTTATATGATGTAAATACATTCAATGATCATTTTGATATACCGTCCATACTACAAATGATATATTTATCAACATTAAAATAGAATTTATTATGAAAACAATGTCTTTATATCGTTTGAGTTTATTTTGAACGAAATCGTTTTGTATTTTTTCACTATCATATGGTATAAAAATATCCTGTATGATTCCTTTTTGATAACTGTAACTTGATGTTATGATATCTGACAAATAATTACTATGTGCTATTACACCATATATATTACATTTCTTTTTATTCAAATGATTATACATTTTTGTATCCAAAATTGTTCTGTAAAAACCACCTAAGTTCTTTTGTGATATACATCGATGTTGATAACATTTACACTGTATTAGAAGTATATCATTATTTTTCAATTTAGCCACAATATCTATCCCTGTATCTAACAAAACTTTGAAACGAATATTTGATTGACTTGTTTGATACCTTTTTTTTATATTCATTTTATCGTCATCTACGATGATAGATGATTCCAAAAATAATCTATATGGAACATTTTTCCATAAATATGCCTCTTTCACATTATAAAATTTGTGCAAAATACTTAAAACATATTCTTCATAATAATATCCTTTGACATAGTTATAATCTATATATTTGATATTTTCCAATAAAGTCATAAACATATTTTATCAAAAAAGTATCATTTTTTTATATCATTGACTTCATTAGTGTTATTTCCTTTTCCTGTGTTTCAATAATATCTTTTGCCAATTTTTTTAATTGTTGATTGTTTGTTTTTGCATATATTTTATGAGATGTTGTTAAAGCAGTAGAATGATGGCTTATCATTCTTTTTAACCATTGTTTATCATCTACCAAAATTTGATTTCGCATTATTAATGATATTATAAGTGATAATGATATTCCTGTAAAAAATGTATATATATTGAAATATCCCATTGAAAGATAATGTACTATTTCATGTGCCCATATCATATTTGAAGCCATCAATAAACCACCATAAAATAGTGTTAAAGATAAATAAAGGTCTGATATTCTATAGGCTAAAACATTCATTGGATTGAAACACATCCCTACTATCACCATTACGACAAACATTACCAATTGATTCATAATCTTTATCTCTACTTGTAACAATTAATTATTTTTCTAACTCATAAATTAAAAAAATGACCCTTTTCTCAATCTCAAGTAATTCAAGTTATGTTGGCAGAAAAAGCAATCATTTTCAAACAACTATATAATGAATGGTTTGAACAAACAACAATTGACTATAATTATTTTGTTAACAAATATTTTCACGATATTAAGTTTGCATTCGAATACGATATTAACGGTTTGAAAAAATATGATAAAGAAGTTCAAATCGGTTTCATTATAGCATATGACCAACTTTCAAAAACATTTTGTGAAAAACACGATATTAATGACATTTCATATTCACAAATATATTCTAAAATTGCAGAAAAGATGTCAATAACATTTTTATACGATGATTCTTATAAACATTATGATCTAAATGTACAAGATTGGTATTATATTCTTATGCCATTTGTACATCTAGATTCAAAATCTAATCTCAAAACAGGTTTAGAAATTATGAAACTGATGTATCATAACCCATATATTTCGCAAAAGGATAAAAATATATGTAAAAAATTTATTTCAGATGTTGGAAAACCGGAAAAAGTATGTTGTTTTTCATAAGTCTAGGAAACACATGGGGTAGAGAG